ATGCGGATGGCGCGGCCCGGGGTCTGGCCATCGGTGCCCATGTTGCGCACCACGTCGATCAGTTGCACGCCGTCGGTGGGCAGCGCTTGCTTGGTGCCGCCTGCGAGCTTGATGGCGATGTTTTTGACGTTGGCGTTGGGCTTGAACACCATGACTTCGCGCTGACCGTCGTTGAGCCAGCCAAGCAGTTCGGTGTCCGACGGCCAGCGCACACCGGTCGTGTCCTGCAAGATGATCTGGGCTTTGCCGATCACGGTGCTGGCGAGGATGGTTCCCATGGCGTATTCCTGTTTCAGTGTTGCGATGTGGTGCGCTGCGGTGCGCGACCCAAGGCCGAGTTGGCAGATTCGCGGGCGTCGTTGAAGGCGGCCTCGAAACGGCTGCGGTGATCTTGCCCCGAGGCCAGATCAGTCCACGGCTTGTTGGGCATGAGCATCAACTTGGCGATGGCCCCGTCGGCGATCTGGTAGATGTACTGGTTGGCGATCCACGCTGGAAAGCCGGTGGCGCTCTGCGAAGGTTGCAGGGCCACGGTCATCACGAGGCCGTTGGTGATCGTTTCTGCGGGCCGGGGCGCGAGAATCACCTGATCGGTGTCGATCTGGGTGTAGTGCTTGACGGCTGCACCCGTGGTGCGCCAGCCCGGGATTTCCTTGTTGAGCCAAGCCACCGACTTTGGCGTGAGCGGCACGCCGTTGTAGGTCACGTCCACCATGGTCACGATGTCGGTGCCGTTGGGCGGCTCCAAGTCGTACTCTGCAAGGCCAGAGCGCACGGTTTGCGGATCGGGGAAGTATTGCCACACCCACGACTCGCGGCAAAACTCGATGACTGCGCGTTTGATGGCCTGTTCCGTCACTGGATCGCTGGGGTCAGCGGCCAGTTGCGGCAGCACTTCGTCGATGAGGTCGGAATACTGAATGTTGGCCACGGCGCAGTCTCGAAGATGGATTGGGCAAGTATCACGGCTTGCCCACTATTCGACTCAGCCCACGACGGCCACGGGCTCCAGATCGCGCTCGAATTCTTCGATGGCGTCGATCAAGTCCTTCTTGGACTTCTTGGCGTCGAGTTCTTTGCCCCAGCGTGCTTGGGCAAGCGCAACCAATTCGGGCTTGGTCATTTTTTCGAGCGGCTTGCCCAGTTCAGTGGCTTGCACCTGCACGTCGTTGCCGTCTTCGTCTTTCACTTCGACGATGCTGGGCGTGTCGATGGCTTCGCGGTCGGCCTCATCGGCCAGAGCCCACTGGTCGGGGAATTTCAGCAGTTGCTTGGCTTGATCGGGGGTGACTTCCTGCACGTCGCCGTTGCCGTTCCAGCACTTGTGGGACTTGGCCACGTTGTCGTAGGCGGTGGGTTTCTTGCCGACGTAGACGATTTTGATGAGAGTGGACATGGGTTTCTCCTGTTTGAAAAAGAAAAAGGGGCAGCCCGAGAGCCGCCCCTTTGCTTGCTACTTGCGCAAGGACAATTACTTGCCCTTGAACTCGTAGGTCACCACGCTGTCGAGCTTGCCGGTGGCCGCAGCACCGCCGATGGTGGCGATGATGTAGGCGTCGTAAGCCAGAACGATGGGAGCCGCGACGGTGTTGGCGCGGCCAGCCGAAGCGGTGCTGGTGGCTGCAACGAAGGCAGCGGGATCGCCACCGGCTTCACCGTTGACGTACTCGAAACCGAGCGACACGGTGGAGCTTGCGCCAAGGGCTGCGTTGACGAAGTGCGAGGCATGCACTTTGGTGCCAGCGTAGACCTTGTTCAAGCGCACCTTGTCGCCGACTTGAGCGGCGGCCAGGGTGACATAGCCGTGGGCAACGGCCAGGGGGCAATCACCGCTGTAAACGATGTCTTGCAGGGATGGGGCGTTAATGGTGGACATTTCAAATTCTCCAAAAAGGTTTCAGGCGTCAAGAAAACCCCAACCGTCCTAGAACGATTGAGGAATTCTCAATCAGGAGCCCAACAGAGTGCGGCCAGCAGCCGATGCGGGATCGGGTGCGTAGCTGTCCATCACGGCCACACCGAAGTCGGTGTCAGCGCCGTCGATCTTGAAGCGAATCTTGGCCGAGCCAGTCATCGCAGCAGCGACGGTTTCGATGCTGTTGCCGTGGTCAACTTCCTTCTCCGACCAGTCGTAGAAGTAGTCGCTGGCGCTCTTGCCGTAGGCCTTGGCCATGGCTTGTGCGCCCACGATGATGGCGCGATCCACCGGCTGCGCTGTTTGCACAGTGCTTTCGGTGTAGGTGCCGCCGTCGGAGCCACCCGTGTCCTTGACCACGCTGTCGCCTGCGCCGAAGCGGATGGCGTAGCGGTTCAGGCGCTTGATGAGCACGCCGTTCCACATGATCGTTTCGTAGGCGTCGAACAGGGGGTGCTTGTTCGAGCCAGTGGCCGACTTACGCTCGAAGGCGTACTGCACGGCCTGACGCCATGTGGTCTGGCTGGTACGCGCTTGCAGGTACAGCCACTGACGTTCGGTGACGAACATCACCCACAGAGGGTCGTTCCAAGCGCGGTCATCGCCCTTGACCTTGACCGATTGCATGACCACGGAGGATTCACGCAACTGGGCAACCATGCGGTCGATGTCTTGCAGGGTCAGCGCGTCGTTGGTACCGATGTCATCGGGGCCGGTGGCGTCGTTGGCTGCGAAGTAGCGGTTCTTGGTGGGAGCCTTGACCGTGTTCACCATGATGCTGGAGAAGTCAGGATCGCTCTGAGTGGGGACAACCCAGTCGGTGGTGGACTGAGCGCCACGGGCACCGGCCAGTTGCACCAGGGCGGTCTGGTCTTCCAGACGCTGCATCCATGCTTGGATACCGGCCATGGAGATGTTGCGCAGGTTGTGCACGGTGCGCTTCTGGGTCATACGGCCACCGGAGTCAGCACCGCCACGAACTTGGTCGATGCGCACGTCCATGCTGGAGTACGTCAGTTGCATCATGCGGCCTTCGATGCGGGTATCACCCATCACCGGCTTGCCTTGCAGGATGTTGAACAGGTCGATACTGACGGTATCGCCCGCGCCTTTGGCAAGGTCACCGGCCTTCACGATGGGGTAATCGGGGCTGGTTTGGCCTTTGGTCTTGGCGGCGAAGGAGCCTTCTTTGGGCATCTCGCCAGACAACAGGTTCATGAAGCCGGGGGTGTGTTGCACGCGAGTGAACAGACCCACCGAGTAGATTTTCCGCGCAAGAGCGGAACCGACTGGGATATTGGTAGACATTTGGTGTCCTCGTTACTGGTTGGTTACAGGGTTCGGAAGTACGCATCCATTTGGTCAGCACTCATGCTGGAGAACTTCTCGGCAAGCTGGAGAGCCGACAGGTTCTCTGCTTCCTCGCGCTCGTCCTGCGCTGCGTGCTGACCGACCGGGAATTCGGAAAGGGAGGTCGGTACGTCAGTCCGACCGGCCTTGGCGGCTTTCGCTGCTGCGGCCTGTGCTGCCTTTTTCAAATCCTCGGCATTGGGTTGTGAAGCGGGCTTGGCTGTCCCGGGCAATTCGATGGTTCCAAGAGCGGCCTCGACCATTTCCGTGACCTTGGCGAAGCGTTCCGACAGAGGTTTGTCTGCCCAGGCGCTTTGTGTCCGCAAGGTGGCATCGAAACTCTTGGCGAGTTCAAACGCTTCCTTGTTGGACGCCTGGATGTGCGCCAGCTTCGGTACCGCGTCAATCGCGTCCTGCACAGTTTCCTGCGCTGAACGTGCTGCATCGGCCTCGGCGTTACGCACGGTTTCCTGCACCGGATCAAGTTGGGCTTGGAGTCGTTCGGCTGCTGCCATCGACGCCATCACCGCCTTGTAAACGGTCGGGAAGTCCTCTTTCAGTGCTTCCAAGTCCTCGGGGGACAAGTCGCTCACAGTGGGCTGCTGCGGGTTGGTGCGGGCGCTCTCACCGGTTTTCGCCCCTTGATTGCCTGACTGCACCATGGCTTCAAGCGCCTTGACTCGCTCTGCCATCTCGGTTGCCGTTTGTTCGGCACGAGCGGCGCGGTCGCGTTCGCTTTTGAGCACCGAGTACGGAATGACGTGCTTTCCGTCCTTGGTAGCAACCCCTTCGGGTTCTTGCTCAGGTTCAGTCTGGCCCTGCTTGGCCTGCTGTGGTTCATCGGTTGCCGGATCGGTCTTGGCCGGAGCGTCCGTTGCGGCTGGTGCCGGTGTTTCGGGTTCCTTGATGACGGGTGTTTCACCGCTCTCAAGTTGGTTGAAAACCGCTGCCAGTTGTTCCGGGTCGGTCGTATTCAGATCAAGTTCGATGCCTGCCATTCACTTCACTCCACGTATCGCGTTGGTTGCGGAAATCCTGCCGGTCGTACCAATAACCCATGGCGGGGGAAAAACGGCCTTACAGGTGGGATTGAGTATTCCTCAACTGGAGCAATTCGACTGTTTGCACATACAGGGTGTGCGCAGCCCAAAAAAAGCCCCGCACAAGGCGGGGCGAGGTGATCCGAAGATCAGGGAGACAACCGGTTCACTTCAAGCGGCGCAGCTTGAACAGCGTGTGGTAGTAGCGT